CAAAAAATACTTCGCCTTGAAGGAAGATTCGGTCAATCTGGATATGATATCGAAAAGATTGTACACACTAAAATGGGGGAAATTGTTTCCAATAGAAATTCAACAGCCCTATTTGGAATATATACAGCTTTAGTTATTGATACAGTAGACCCCCTGAAGCAAAACAGAATAAGATTTTTTACTCCACTTATTCACCACATAGACACAACAACAAAAGCTCTTCCGTGGGCGTACCCAATTTCATCCATGGGAGGATTTGACGATTCTGGAATGACATGGGTTCCTCCTGCTGGCTCTACTGCGTGTATAATATTTGAAGCTGGTAATAGAGCTGCCCCTTATTATTTGGGAACCACATGGCACAGGGACCGAGGCCCAGATGGAGAACATAATTGGGGATATAACATAAAAGAATATTATGATATTCATGAGGGACACAGAAAAGGATTTATTGTTGGCCCCAATGATGGTTCTCAAGTTCTTCCTCCATGGAATACTGAAAATTATAACGGAATAGATGTAGATTCCATTAAAGATTTCATAGAAGACCCAGAAGCTCAAAAGAAAATAACTTATTCGAACATATATGGATTCAAAACACCACAAAAACACATGTTGAAAATGGTGGATGGGGATTACAAATGTTCCCACAAAAATAAAAGAATGGAATTAATGTCCAGCGGGGGAAACTGGCTTATATTTAAAGATGATTTTTTGCATGAATTTCATCCGACGTTAGATGATGGGTGTCCACCAGACGCACTTGAGACAGAATGTATAACGAGTCCCGGTCCTGACGCTATGGCAGGCAACCAATATTTCAAAAATAAAAATGAATTGACACCTTGGGTAGGAGTTGGCACGCCACAGAACAACATGGCCGCATTGCCACAATCAGGAATACAATTCTTAACTAGGTCGGGACACACTTTTGGAATGGATGATTCCGTAGAGGAGCCGACGGGAGTTCCAGAATGGGAAACAAGTATATCGCCATTTGATTTTGGTTGTACTAATAAATTTACAGGTAAGGCATTTTGGGTAAGCGCTACTGGTCACAGGATAGAAATGAGTGACAAAGAAGTAAGGGCTAATGTAAGAGGAGAGGAAAATTACATAAGAATACTTAGCGCTTCTGGAAACAAAATAGAATTAAATGACCATAGTTTAGATGAAGAAACGGCTGGGTCCAAAAGAGGAATAACCCTTCAGTCTACTAGTAATCATACTATTCAGATGATAGATGAAGAAAACCTTCAAGGTTCCCCGGCAAGGAAAGAAGGCGGGAAACCATCTTCAAAGGCAAAAAAAGCTTTTGTAAGAATAAGAAGTGGATATGGTTTAGAAATCATGATGAGTGATGCCAATACTCAAGAAAACACAACAAATCAATATATCCAAATTTTTGCTCCTCAAAAAGATAACGAAGTGCGTGGTCCACACAAGATGAGATTCACAGAAGCCGCAGAAGGTCCGGGGCAGGTAGAACTTAGAGTTGGAGGGGATTATTTTTGTTCCACACACGATGGACATACAACAGTTGTTGGAGATGTAGACGAAAATCCGGCAGACATGTATACAACTGTAAGCAATAATACTGTACATAATTCTACTCAGTTTTATTATAACGTTGCAGATATGCAGATGTTATGGTCGAAACGGGTTCTGTTCTTATTGGCCGGAGAAGACTATTTAGTTGAAGAAACAGGGGAATTGGGACCGGGAGCATTCCCTGTTTTGTGTCAAGCTCCATGGGGAGTTGTAACAAGCGATAGAGTTTTTGTTTCTGCATCTCCAGATGCAGCCTGTACATCCATATATAGTTTAATGCCATACCATACGTGTGCTACCGTGTCAGTGCAAGGAACAGATACTACCCCGGAGGGCGAAGCATAATGGAAATTTTAGGACTACCATATCCAATACAAAAAGACCCAAGAGGATTTTTGCATACTCAAATAGGGGTAGAGCAAGTAAAATCAGATTTGCTTTCTCTATTACTCACGAACCCCGGAGAGAGAGTTATGTTGCCCGACTTCGGAACCCCATTAAGAACTTTGATGTTTGAGCCGAATGATGCAATTATTGAGGAACAGGCAAGAGAAATGATAATCAATTCAATTAATTTGTGGGAACCACGAATTGCGGTTTCGGCCATAGAAGTTTCCTCAACTATTGATGTAGATGATTTAAATCCTCAAGATACAAAAACACAGAAGGACCATATATTAAATATAAAGATTTTGTTCTTCGACCCGGAGAATATACAGCAAGTTCAAGAATTGAGATTGAACGTACCATTAGATGCTGGTTTAGGATAAAAAATGCCAAATTTAAATACAACGCCGACACCATATGAAGAATCTGGGATAGTTAAAAAGCCCAACATATTAAGTCTTAATTATACCAATCAAGATTTCTGGGCTATGAAGACTAGGCTTATTCAATTCATTAATGAACGATTTGGCCCCAGCGGAACAGTTTTGCCAAATACTTTTAATGATTTGGTTGAATCATCTGTTGCAATAATGCAGATAGAAAACTGGGCCTTTTTAGCAGATACTTTATCCTTCAAAATAGACCAGATTGTAAATGAAATATTTATAGATACAGTGACCGAAATAGACAACGCATTCAGATTATCTAAATTGGTAGGATTCCAACCACAACCACCCATTGCTGCTAGGTCAATGTGGGTCGCAACAATGAACAACTCGTTGTTGACAGATATTGCAATTAATACTCCAATTGCAGTGGACATTGTATCGGACAATACGCCAATAACTATAGAATTATTCCAAGCAGACATATACAGAAATCCGTTATTTGATTCTCCGATTGTGATTCCAGCGGGAAGTGTTTCTAATACTAGCATTATAGGGCTGGAGGGTAGAACTAGAGTAGATACTATTACTGGGGATGGCGCTGTAGGACAGACATATCAGCTAGACGATGGGCCAGTTATTTATAATTCTGTCCGTGTGACCGTTGACGGGGTATTATGGGACCAAGTAACCTATTTTACAGATTCAAATCCAAGACGTGAATATAGAATAGAGTTTGATTCTGACTGGAATTGTTTCTTAATTTTTGGAAATAACCGGGCTGGTGTTATCCCATCGTCAAGTTCTCAAATCGAAGCAACATATAGAATTGGAGGAGGAACGGCTGGAAATATTGTAACCGGATTTGTTCAAACCCAAACCCAAGTATCTGTTCCGGGTTTGGGGTACGCTGTTCCCATTGATTTAAGAAATTATACAAGAGGGGAATTTGGATACGACGGGGATACTATCGAAGACATAAGACTTAAACTTCCTCTTTGGTTGAGAACACAAGATAGAGCCGTGTCGGGAGAAGATTATAAAATATTATCTGACCAGTTTGTAACGCCCTATCATGGGCAAATTGGAAAATCCACAGCGGTATTAAGAAACCATGGATGTTCTGGAAACATCATTGATTTGTATGTGTTGGCAAGAGATGGCTTAAATGGACTACAAGAAGCGGGGAATGAACTTAAAGTAGACTTAAATGAAGAGCTTGTTGACAAAAAGATGTTCACTGATTTTGTGTGTGTTAAAGATGGAACTATTGTTGAGGTAGACATTCAAGTTGATGTGACCATGGACAAATTCTACAAAAAATCAGAAGCAGAATTCAGAACACAAATAGAAAATAAAGTTAGTGAATTTTTCGATTTGAACAATTGGGAATATGGCAAAACGTTACGAGACACTGATTTAATTAGAACTCTGTCTGATATTAAAGAAATAACAACGATGGACATTAACTTTGTTAAATTGTCCGGTGAGGACGAAACAACAATAACTACGAGATTCTTTGAAATCATACGGCCAGATGAAACCGATGTGGCGTTCATATACTCATAAGGAGTGGAGTGAGTAAAACAATAGATGAAAATCCGACAATTGCTGATGATGTTCTGTTTGAGTTTGAAACTCCAGATGCAGACGGATGCCTATTGGCTAATCCTTACCGGATTGATACCGTAATCATATACTACATTGAAAGAAATTTTACCGGCGGGAATTATGGAAGATTAA